ACGCAAGACAGCCATCACGAGCCGAGTCCATGGTCTTCGGATTATTCGTACGAAAAGAAAAGACCGAGTTGTTCGCTCGACCTGTGATAGACATTTTAGTTAGATAGAAATGGTCCTCAAGACCACGCCTTTGAATAGTCTCATAGACTTCCTCAAAGGAAACCTTCCCCTGTTTCTCAGAGTTAGCAGTGATGGTCACATCATAATCTCTGATAGGATAGATAGGGCTGATAAAAAACGAGGATCTCGCCGACATAAAACCATTCTTACCACCCCCACGAGCAAGTGTGTATAGATACTCGTCGAAGTGCGGCTCCCCGTCTTCCTTCCGAAAAAGAAAGATAAACGGAGTCAAGAAAAGCTGATACTTGGCCAGAGGGAAAAAATTCTTTTCCGCAAACCGAATGAACTTGTCAATTAAGTCATTATCAAAATACAAATCATCACGAGGATAGATTTTCTCCTTGATGATTTTAAACAGCAACTTCCTTTCCTTGTTGACGACAATATCTCCACACTCGGCCATTTTGATGTAGTCATCAACCAGCGGATGAGAAATCATAACAGGTCACTTCCAGACGTAGCTTTCTCGACAGGAGAATTTTCAACATCAAAATCAAACGAGCGCTCAATAGCCAAAAGCTGATTGCTGGTTGTATTGATTTCCTTGATGAGAGAATTCGCTTTTTGGAATCTTTGTTGCCCATTATGGACAGTGATAACCAATCCATCCTCATGCAGTCGATCTTTCAGCTCATAGAGCAACCTAACAAGATAAAGGTAACGATTAACTTTTTCATACTGGACCGCATCCTTTTTTCTAGGACTAAAATAGCCGATTTTAGAAAGTAGCTGATTTTCTAATTCTTTTATATTTTTTTCTGAGTATTCTTCCATTACCCCCCACCCCCTTTATTTTTGGTTAAAAATTTGGACAGTCGAGTGCAGACCGCTTACCGACATCTTTGAAAATTTCCGATTTTTTTGACCGGGGGGTATTTAAGGTTCGTTCACTTAACCCCACCATTCATCTTTTCGGAAATTTCTATTATTTTTGTCAAAACGATCATGTCTTTTATTATGACATGCCTTGCACAGTGTTCGTAGGTTATCGATATCAAGCGCGAACTCTGGATAGAACTCTAGCTCCTTGATGTGGTCAACTTCTAAGTTAGTAGTCGTGACCTTACCTTCATCCCTACACCATACACATTCGTAGTGATCACGTTTAAGTGCTTGCCTTCTTATCTTTCTCCACTCGCTGGAATTGTAAAACTGGTTGCGTTCTTCTCGAGTTGAAACTTCAATCATTTGATTATTGATGTTGATACTTTGAGCTCAAATTTATTTAGCTTGTCAATGCAATTGTTCAAGTGTTCAATCGCTTTACAACATTCTTGAGTTAACTCTTTTAATTCTGAGTCATTTTCAATTTCGACTCTAACTACAATTTTTCCTAATGGTTTTTGGTTGGTTGTTCTTTTATTAGATAGTCTTTTAAAAGTGCCTTTCATAACTATGTAAACTCCTTTGTTTTCACTCTCTCAATTCCTTGTTTTACATATTCTAGTGAACTCGCTACATGAGTTTTAACTCAGTTTTATCAAGCGTTTATCTTGCATGCGAGAAATGAAATCATCATAACCTTAAAACAATGAATTGATGTTAAAATAAAAAAATTAAAAGCCCTGAAATTTCGTCATGGCTCTGTCTTGTGAATCTTGATTTTTTCCGATATACCGAAGCGAAATGCTCTGGCTTGAATGATTTAATAGATCCATTATCAGAGCGACATCCTTTGTTTGCTCATACATGAATAAGCCAAAGGTTTTTCTCATCGAGTGAGTCGCTATATTTTCTAAACCAACTTCTTCAGCGGCTTTCTTGATGATTTTATAAGCTGTGTTAGGTTTTATGTGCTGGTGCTTTCCGTTTCGGCTTGGAAAGAGGAAGTCTTCATCTTTCTTGTCTTTGATGTACTGTCGCATAGCATTCTTGAATTTCTTTGGCATCTTTCGTTTGGTTGGCTTGTCTGTCTTTTCATCAACAATCTGGACATGCCAGCCTTTAACGTGCTTTACTTTAAGTTTAACAATATCGCCAATACGAAAACCCAGATTAACACCAGACAAAAAGAGCATGAGGTTGCGTTGTCTATCTGACTCTTTGACTGCACTATGCAACGTCAGCCATTCAATCATAAGCTGAACATCATCTCTATTTCTGATTGGTTCAACAACTACCACATATCCTCACCTCCTTTTTAATGCACAAAAAAAGCAGAGGTTTCCTCTCTGCTATTCTTCATGATACTAATTTAACACATTGTTTTTGTCAATTCTATATGTTTTTTTGACAACTTTACATAAAGAGCAAATTTGAAAGTGTATCGAGAATCACTTCACGTCTTCTGTAAATCTGCTTGCTGTGTCTATACAAGTACCCAGTTTCTCCGTTCTCCATAATGTGCCAGACTTGAATCCAGTCGTATCCAGTATGTTCTCCCCAACGAAGATAAAAGATTTTTTTGTCATCTGGTTCTAGATTTTCTAGTAATTGGGAGATAGCATTTTGGAGATTTTCTAGTCTTAAAATCATAGGATCGCTTGCATAAGCAACCGCTAGATTCTCCGACCTGTTGACGAATGTTCCGCTTCCACTTGCACCAGTATCATCAATACCAGGAACAGTGAGATGTTTCACTTCGTACAATCGTTCTAGTTCATGCCTTCGTTGACCGATAAGTTTGTCAATCTTTAAGTACTTATCGTCGAGTTCAAACTCAAGATAATCCCTTCGTGCTTTTGTTAAGTTCTTTTTGACCAAACCTTACCTCCCATGTATCTTTTACTTTTAACCCACTTGATAATCTTACCATCGTTATTATTGTTAAAATAATTTGGTAATCTTGCCGTTGGGCTCTCTTTATAAACCACTTTTTCAACGACCTGGACTCCAGGCATCATTTCATCATCTATCCATCCAACTAACCAAGCAGGATTCACGTCATATGTTTTAGCAATCATTTCAATTTGCTTAATCGACGGATATCCACCTCGTTCGTACAAGTGAATTGTATTTTGTGAAACACCCGTATCCCTAGCCATATCTTTGACAGAGAGCCCTAGGTCCTCTCTAAGTTCTTTCAATCTTAGCTGCATGCTATGAACCTCCTTCCTAAGTAACTATTTTGTTAAATTCTTCCAGACACATGTTCGACCAAATGAAACGATTGCTTGCTAAAAGTTTCTCGCTCCCCATTTTTTCAATTCTTTGATAAAGCCTGATTTTAAATAATGCTTGATTTTGTTTCAAAAACCTAGTTCCTTTTACTGGCAATGTTGCTATAAACGATAATGCTTCGCCATAAGCACGAATTACACATTTTGCTAATATCTCACTATTTTCCCCTTCTCTAACAACAATTGACACATTAATTGGTTCGTAATTTAAAACCTCAGCGAATTTGACTCTATCTTGTTTGTTGTCTGTCTTTCGAGAGCCTGAATATGGATGTTTTTTAGGTTTCATTGCCTGTCCTTTCAAATAATTTTTCCTTCAAATATCAGAGTGATCGTTCCTGTACCATCTTTATTCTTAGATACCAAAGCACTACAATCTGAACCAAACTCAACTCCCTCAATTGTGACACTGCGCTTCACGCTATCAACGTTGATGATAGAATCATTTGATGTTTTTATTCTCATGCTCCATCTCCTCTATAAGCCAGTCTAAATTTTTTCTAGCTTTCTTCAGGTCTTCGAGACCGTTTTTCTTCGGATGTCGTAGTATATACTTCAAACTGTTACCCATATAGAACCCTTTCAGCTCCTCGTCTGTCATGAAGTTCCTCAAAACATCGATAGATTCCATACCATATCGACCTTGGTAGTGGCTTGGTTTATTTATGTTGTCAATTATTTCTGGGTTCATTATTTATCCTCCAAAAGTTCAGGGTTTTCGTAGATGTTGCCAATGACTTCATAATTCTTGCGAATATCTTCATAGTCCATAGCTTGAAAAAATTCATCATCGTCATAACTAGAGTTAAGGTAAAACCCGATATTTTTTATTTTATATCCAAAATCTTCCTCATAAATCCACTTACCAAATTCGACTACGCTGGGCATTCCACTATTCCTAGAAACCACATCCCCCTCAAAGACCTCCTTACCGTTTTTGTCTTTGAGTCCTGTTGATTGCATGAGTACTAAATCTTCTGCTGAAACCATGTAAGTAATTCCATCCCCAATACAATATAACTCATCCTCTAGCCAACTGATGTGGTCAATTTCATTATCCATTTTCTGTTCTTTCTTCAACCACGCTCTAAATTTTGGTATCATGCCAAATCCTCCAAACTAACAGTTATAGCCTTTTTATCTTCTTTACAGATAAAAATAAGTGTTTCGCCTTTTTTCAAGTTTTTTAAATCCTTTTTTGTGAGTTTCACTTTATGGACTTCGTAGCTTTTGCCATCTATTTCAAGCATCAGGTAAATCCTCCTTAGATAAACAAACTAGCTAGCCACAGAACAAATGCAAAATATATAATCTTTGAAATTGCCTGAGTAAGTTTTTTTGAAATTTCTTCATCACTATAGATTGTTGGATTTATGAAGCTTAGTAAAGCATCTACTCCCAAAGCTTGCCAAAACGAAATCTTTCCGACAGGGAGGATTGTCGTTACAATCTCATTCCAACCAAATTGAACAACAAACGGTGAGATAATTGTTACGAGTAATACACCAATAATAATTCCTAGTTTTTTCATTTTATAAATCCTCCTCTTTCACGAAAGTTCCGTCAATCCAACGACCTTTTCGGTCTTTGATTTCGTTGTAAGCCAGTTCAAAACATTCATCGAAGTTATAACCTAGCGACTTGCTGATTGATTTTAACCAATAAATTGAACGAGTTAAATCGACTATATATAAATCTTCATTTGTAAATCCATTTGATAACTGAATATTACTGATTGTCCTGTTCAAAAGGGCTAGACATTCTATGACATGGTATTCGTCGTATTTGTTGCCAAAAACTTCATCAAAAATCTTATGCACATCCTCTTTTATCAACAATGCCAGACCGACAATCACGACTGCGCAATCTCCGATACTGTCCTTGGTCAATTGCTCATTCTTCTTGAGATAGCCTGCACATAACTCTCCGAACTCTTCACTGAGTTTAAGCGACTGCTTGTCTAGTCGTCCACCGTTTTCTAGGTCACGGTCAATAAACTATTGTTTTACATTTTCTAATGTGTTCATGATAACTCCTCTTCATCATCTTCTATTCTTATCAAAGCTTTTCTATTTGGGAAATGTGTTTGGTGCCATTTTCTTGAATACATTTTTAAGGCATCTAAACTTATACCAGTACATTCGCTTATCTCATATAATGTTCCCATTGTGACAAATCTATCTCCTGAATACAAAGCCCAATCATGATTCCATTTATCGTTAACTACCATTCAATCCCCCTTTCTATTCTTTTGACCAAACATTCACTACAAATACCATTTTGAAATACACAATCATAATCCAACTTGTCTTTCAAAGAGAAAAACTGCTCACAATCTTCACAATCTAGCTTGTTGTCCATTTGTATCTCTTTCTAAAGCCGTTCCTATTTTCTCGCTATAGTAACTCAAAATCTTGCTTTGGTTCATTTTTGTTTGTGTGATATTGTCTATAAAAAATTCCAAATCTGCACTCATTTCATCCAATAACTTAACAACCTTCAACTGATATTCCATATCAGGGACTTCAATCGTTATCTTGGACAATCTAGCTAGTGACAACCTTGGTTGATTGTCGCCGTCTGCACAACGTTCTATTTCTTCCCGTTTCATCAACAGCCAATGAAATAAATATCGCTTATCTAGCATTTCTTTTGGCTCAATTCTGAAGCTATCATCGTCCATCCAAAATGGATCTCGATGAAAATAAACAGCACCAACCGTACCCTTACGAGTCAAGCGGATTGTGTCGCTCTCACAATTGAATTTATCTGTCGTACCTTTTGTGCTTTTTCCGGCTCCATAAATATAATATGCACCTTCGCTAACTTTACCACGCTTACCTGGAATTAAGTCACAAACTTCTAGCAATCCGTGCGTTGTTATCTTATCTGGTTTCATTCTAATCCTACTGCGAAATTATAAGCTAGTAAATAATCGTCTAAGACCTTGTGGCATTTCGTTATGAAAGATTTTAAATCAATATCTGCGTTGAAAAACTGAATCAACATCAATTGACTAGCTAAATGTTTTTCAAGGTGGTCGATTGCCATTTGGTCTAGTTCCGCATTTACTTGGTCAATGTCTATTTCTTCCTTCTCTACAGGCTTGCTTGGCGCAACCCATCTAAAATCCGTATCCAATGTATCAGATTCTTGGTATTCAATCTTTTGGGTCTTACAGTCATAAATTTCTTTTGAAATATCAGGAGTATTTTTTTCTTTGTCAATGACTAAGAAAATCACGTTGATAGATGTGTCTTCAAATCCATTTTGAATCTCATTCAATTCAACAAGGTTATTCCC